AAAGAACTATTAGATGTTATAAGTTAGTGTATGGTTTATTATCTTTTAAAGATGGTAAGACAGCACAAGGTGAGCCGCATGCCGTAGAAAATCTACCAGTGTTATATAGAGTTACTGGAACAGCTTTTACTCCTGTAACATCTGCCTTAGATCAATTGAAAAAAAGAAAGAAGCTAATGTTTAATTGTACTTTTTCTCTTGATACTAAAAGACAAAAGAAAGGTGGTAATGTATTCTATGTACCAGAGATAAATGTAAATGCTGATGCTAATTTACAGTTATCAGAAATGGATATGGAAACATTAAAAGTCTTTCAAGAGTCTATTGACATTGAGAATGCTGAAGTCATTGAGGCTTATAATAGTGCTAAAGCAAAGCAGTCATCAACATCTGATAAAATAGATGCTGAGATTGTTGATGATATTGATTCGCCAGAAAAAGTATTAGCTTCGTAATGAACACTATACTTTTAAAAGTACAGCAATATTTAGATTCAGTATCTAAAAAACCTACCGAGTTAGATGGTAAACTTGTTGAGGAGTTTGGTGAGGCGTGTAAAAACGCCTTGCTAAAACAGTTTCAAGATGGTAGAAAAGATAAGTTTGAATTAAGAATGTCAAATGTAGGTAGACCATTATGCCAACTACAAATGGAAGCTAAAGGTATTAAAGGTGAGGGACAACCTTATAATAATAAGATGAGAAATACTTTTGGAGATTTGATAGAAGCATTAGCTATATTTGTAATGAAATCAGCAGGAGTAGATATTAAAAATGAGCAGAAAAAAGTTACATACAAGTTTAATGGAGACTCAATTGAGGGTAGACAAGATGTTGAGATCGATGAAAAAATAT